TGAACAACTCCGGCTCAAAGCGCGCAGCCTGAAAGACAACGCGGACACGGGCGCAATGGCGCCGGTCAAGCTGCGGCTCTGTGCAGTGCGCGGCCTCGCCATCGCCGCAGCCGACGCCGAGAACGTGAGCGCGGCGACGCTTCTGCGGCGCATCATCCGCGACGCATTCCGCAGGAAGACGGGCGAGGAACTGCCCGAGGCGCGCGAGACGCCGCAGAACTTCGGGCGAGCCCGCCGCGATGGTGCGCACGACCTCTGCGTGTACGTCCCGATTGCATGGCTTGTCCGGCTTGACGTGGCGGTCAGCGGGTCGCGCACGGCCTGGATTGAAGCTGCCGTGTATGAGCGGTTCGGCGTGGAGAAGCCCCAGGCCGCCTACAGCCCCGCGGTCGCGTCGATGGTCGAGACTCGGCGCGAGCGGTTGCGGTTCAAGACCAATGACTCGGCACCGCGGGCCGCGATGGCAGCCGAGGCGCGCGAGCAATCCCGCTGGCCCGTCGGTCGCGGCGTGTGCGTCGGAGCAATCACCGGCCGGCAGTACGTCGGGCCGGTCAACGTGGAGCGGATGGAGGTGTCGGCATGAAGCTCGCAGACGCGAAACCCGGGGACTTTCTCCTCGACGTCGGTGGGGCGCTTTGGCTGCGCGGAACGCAGGCCGCAACGTGCTTCTACGACCCGGCCGACAAGCGCACCGGCGACCACGGAAGCCTCGGCGCCGACGCGATGGCTATCGAAGAAGCCGAGCGGTTCGGTCCGTTCGTGCGCATGGTCCCTGAGGAGGACGCGCAATGGTGAAGCGCTGCCCTGGGACGAAGGTCGACGGCCACTGGACCGGCTTCGTCTGCGTGCTGGACGAGGGCCACGCGGACCGTTTCTGCGTGCCCTACGTGCCGCCGACGGTGGACGAGTACCGCACGATTCTGAGCATGCTCGCAGAGCTCGACGCCCTGCGCGCCGTGGTCGAGAGTGGCCGCGACCTCGATGCCGAGGTCTTGCGCGCGGTGCAGACGCAGCGTGACGACCTCGCGGGGTTGGCGCAACGGGAGGGCAAGCAGTGACCGGCCTCGCCGCAGACTTCGCAGCAGCCGCCCGCTCGCATGCCGGACGCACCGCACGCGCGACAGGGGAGGCGTTCGAGCTCGCGCTTGACAGCTACCACCGCACGCTTGAGGCCGAGGGCCGTGCCTACGTTCGCCGGGTCGGTGCGCCGATTGCAGTGCTCGGCAAGGTGTCGAAGGACCCCCGCGGCCGGCATATTTTCCGGGCCGCGTGGGACGGCTTCCAGGGCGTCGACTTCACCGGCCACACCTCGCGCGGGGTCCACATCGCCATCGAGGCCAAGACGCACGCAGGCCCCGGCGCGTGGGACTGCGGCATTGACCCGACCGGAGAAGCGAGCGAGAACGGCGCGATTCAGGCCCGGCAGTGGGTCGAGCTGCGCCGCGTGGAACTCTGCGGCGGCATCGCGTTCGTCTTGCTGCGCGCGTGGGGCCGGGAGTGGGCAATCCCGCCCGGCCGACTGGCAGAGCATGTTCTCAAGGTTGGCCGGCGCACGGTGCGGCCGGACGAGATTGACGCAATCGGGATTCGCGGATTGGAGTGGATGCGATGAAGGCGAAGTGCATGAAGTTCATCGACGTCGGCGATGGCGTGTCTTTCGTCTGCGCGCTCGACTTCGGGCACTACTTGAAGTGTGCGCCGCGCGTCGAAGGTCGTGGCGCGTGCGACGAGCGCGACGGGCACGGGTGGCAGTGCCTGCGCCTGCCGCTGCACCCGGGGCCGCACAAGTTCGGGTCGGAGGTGACGCCGTGAACGCGACCGTCGCTCACCATGCAACCGGCGTGGACCTGACCTTGCGCATCCCCGGCCTGCACCCGGTCACGGTTCGCGCTCCGACGTTGGCCGACGCCGTGGCGTGCGTCCGGTCTATCTTGGCCGACGAGCGATGGAAGATGCTGGCCATGTTCGACGGCATCAACGCGGAACTGGACGACCTGAACGCCAGCGCAGTAGCCGCCGCCGATTGACGCCACGTTAGCATCGCGGTAGCGTGGACAAATGGCCAGACCTAAGAATTTCCCAACTGTCGAAACCGTGCGAATGCCGCTCGCGATGCTCCTGCCGGCGGACTACAACCCGCGGCGCATCAGTGACCGGGCCATGAAGGGCCTGCGCGCATCTCTGGAGCGGTTCGGCGAGTTGGGCGGCATCGTCTACAACAAGCGCACCGGGCGCCTCGTAGGCGGTCACCAGCGCGTCAAGGCGCTTGCTGCAATGGGTGCCGAGGATGCGGAGGTGCGCGTCGTCGACCTGCCCGTTGCCGAAGAAAAGGCGGCCAACCTCGCGCTCAATCACCCCGGCATCGGCGGCGAGTGGGACGACGCGCTGCTTGCTGTCGTGCTCGAGGAAATCAAGCGCGACCTGCCGACCGCGTTTGAAGAGTTGCAGCTTGACGGGCTCTTCGTCCTCGACATCATCCCGAATGAACTCAACGATGGGACTGACCTGAGCCCACCAGAGCCCAAAAGGTGCCCGCACTGTGGCGAAGAAATCTGAACTTCGGCTTGCATGGGTGGACGCTGCGACTGCGCGCAAGGCTATTGAGGCATGGCACTATTCAAAAGCATATGTCGCATCGAAGACGACGAACATCGGAATATGGGAAGGTGCTGCCTTTGTCGGGGTCATCGTCTTTGCCCATGGCGGAAACTATCAGGCAGGGTCGCCGTACAGTATGCGAATCGGTGAGGTGGTCGAACTCGTCAGAGTCGCGATGAAGCCTCATTCATGCCAGGTCAGCAGGTGCATAAGGATTGCCCTACTGATGCTCAAGAAGTCGTCACCAGGGGTGCGGCTGGTCGTGAGCTATGCAGACCCGGTGCAAGGCCATGGCGGCGGCATTTACAAGGCTGGCGGTTGGGTATTCACAGGACAGACGAGCCCGTCCTTTGAGTATCGCGCAGGCGGGAAGCGGCTACAGAAGCGGGCATTCACGGGTGCAAACTTCGGCAATGGCAAGATGGAACTGCCCCCTGGCGCAGTAAAGGTGCAGGTCCCAGGCAAGTTGAAATTCCTGATGCCAATGGACGATGAAGCAAGGTCCTTGATTTCTCAACTCGCGAGGCCATACTTGCAGGGCCCGTCAAGCATTGCAGATGCGCCACCTGACCAAGGTGGAGATGGCAGTTCCGGTCCGACCGGCGGGCTCCAAACTTCGGATGGCGGCCATGGCGCGACCGAGTAGCCTGACCCCTGCCATCACGGAGAAGGTCTGCGAGGCGCTCAAGCTCGGCGTCTCGTGGGATGCTGCCGCCGCGCATGCTGGCATTGGGGCCACGACCATTCACAGGTGGCTCGCGCAGGCCGCGGAGGATGAAGAGGGCGGGCTGTTCTGGGAGTTTCGGGAGCAGGCGACGCGTGCGCGCAACTCTGCCGAAACGCGGATGGCCGCCATCGTGATGAAGGCCGCCCAGGAGGGCAGTGCGAGTGCTGCGCAGTGGTGGCTTGAGCGTCGCAGGCCTGAAACGTGGTCGAGCAAGCAGACGGTCACGGTCGACGCCCCTGACCCGTCTCGCGGCATCGCGGCCCTTCTGGGCAAGCTCGCGGAGCCCGGCGAGGGCGGCTGATGGCCGGGCTCCGGCTCGAAACGTTCAACCCGCTTCCGTGGCAGGCGCAGGCCCTCCGCGAGATACTGCGGCCGGGGTCGGTCGGTTGCGCGTGGGCCGGGGGAAAAGGTTCGGGCAAGAGTGCCCTCGTGTCGGTCGCCGCGTGCATGATTGCGGCAACACGGCCAGGCTGCGAGGTCGCGCTCGTGATGGACTCTTACAAGTCCCTGCGAGACATTCACCTCCCGCTCATGTCGTCCATCGCGGCGAGCTGCGGGGGCGAGTGGCGCGCGACCGATACCGAGTTCCGATGGTCGTCCGGCTCGGTCGTCCGCCTGCGCCACCTCGACATGAGCGGTGACCCGCGCATCGGCGGCAGCCCGATTGAGGGCATGAACCTGCACGCGCTGATTGCCGACGAGTGCCAGCAGATTGACGGGCGCTACTACACGGTTTGGCAAGAACGGACGCGCGTGACTGCCGTTGACCTCGCCGGGCAGCAATGCGCGCCCGTGGTGGTGGCGTCAGGGCTCCCCGTGTCGACGTGGTGGTGCGTGGACACCCTGCGTCACGGTGGCCACGTGTGGCGCCCGCAGACGCGCGACAACACGTACAATGACCCGGGCTATGAGGCCCGCGTGCGCGCGACCATGACCGAGCGGCAGGCGCGCGCCATGCTCGACGGCGAGGAATGGTCGCCGGAAGGGCAGATTGTCGAGGAGTACGTCGCGCGTCTCGAGCCCGACGGCGTGCTCACGGACTGGACGCCGACCGACCGGAGCAAGACGCGCTTCGTGCTCTCCATGGACCTCGGCGGCAACAACCCGCACGCCATCCTCGCGGCCGAAGATGCCGAACAGGGACGATGGGTCGTCCTGCGCGAATGGTTCCACGTCGGCCCTCCCGTCAAGGCCGGGACGGGAATCACCCTCGGCGCCTTCTGCCGGCGCATTTCGGCCGATTGCGTGCCCCGTCGCATGTGGGGCGGGGTGAATGACTCGCGTTTCCCGCTCGACGAGGTGATTGCAGACCCGTCCGGCGCTGCGACATCTGCGCAGACGGGGCACAGTGACCTCGACCTGATAGCGAGCGCGCCGCCCGATGGCCTCGGATTGCGCCCGCACGTCGAGACGATTCCTGAGCGTCGGTCGGTAGTGGGCTCGCTTAATCGGATGCGGCTCGCCATCGAGCGGCGCCGGCTCATGTTCTCGCGCGCCATGGTCGAAGCGCCCGGCGGCGAGTACCCCGCGCGCACGCTGCACGGGTCGCTCCTGGGCTACTCATGGGACCTGCGCGGACGCGACGAGCCGATGAAAGACGGCATCCACGACCATGCCGTTGACGCGCTTCGGTATCTCGCGAGGCGCGTGCTTTGGCATCTCTTCGACTCGCCGGGCATCGTGACCACGCCGCAGCATGGGCAGCCCCGCAAGCTCCCTGCGGCCCTCGCGGCGTCGAAGGGTGGACGATAGGCCACGGCTATCACGCGCCCTCGCGCTGATAGTTGAAAGTTATCATAGCGCAGTGTAGCGTGGCGGGCATGTTCGGCATCGTCGACAAGCTGCGGGCGTTGGTCATGCGCGACGACTCGCGACGAGTCGAAGCGCCCATTGGCCGCATCGGTGGACCGACGACGACGAACGGCGCGGCCTACGAGCCCGCACGCCGGTATCAGGCCCACCCCGACCGCGTCCTCGCCATGCGGTCGGCGCTCGTCTGCCCGCCCGTCTACGTGGCACTGGGCATGTGGCGCGACTTGATGCGCGTGCCAACGCCGCGAATCGAGCCGGGCAAGGTCGAGGGCGCCGAGCCAACGCCGAGCGCGATGGCCTACGCCGAGCACGTCAAAGCCTGCCTCGGCATTGGCGCTGCGAGCCTGACCGGCGTGCGGTGGTCGTCTCTGTGGGGCGAGCTGCTGGGCTCCGTTGAGTACGGCTTTGGCGTGTGGGAGACCATCGCAGAGGAACACGGCGGCGAGTGGTACACCGTTCTCAAGTACCGCGACCCCGCGTCAATCGCGTGGTGGCTGATGGGCGAGGATGAAGAGCTTGCCGGGTGTGTTCAGCAGCCGTTGTCCGGTTACGGGCGCGGTGTCGAGATTCCAGCGTCGCAACTGTTCCGCCTGACGTGGCGGCCCGTCTCGCGCTCCGACTTCAGCGGCATCGGCATCCTTCGCCCGGCCGCGACCCTCGCCGTTGACCATGCCGCAGCCGCGCAGCTTCGAATCGTGGGCGTCCAGCGGTTCGCCGTCGGCACCCCGGTTGCGAAGGTGGACGCCGACACGGCCGCGCGCCTCGGCCCGCAGGCTGTGAAAGACGCCGACGACATCGCGACGATGCTCTCGGACTACGCGTCGAGTGACCGCGCATACCTCGTCCCGCCGCCCGGGTGGGACGTGAGCATCTTCGGCGCCGACTACGACGTTTCGCGCATCAATGCCGTGCTCGCCGACATCTCGCGCTCGATTTACGAGCTCGTGGCGATGCAATGGATGTTGCTCGGCTCCGGCGAGGGCGGCGGCTCATACTCGCTCGGCGAGACGCAGGTTGCAGCGTCGCGGCAGAGCGCACAGGCGGTGTGCGACTGGCTCGGCGAGGAGGTCAACGCCGGCCTCATCCCGCGCATCTGCAAGTGGCGGTTCGGCGAGGTCGACGCGGCGGACCTGCCGCGGCTGCACTTCGACGGGCTCGCCAGCGAAGCCTTCGTCACGCACCTCAGCAGCCTCGCCGCGCTGAATGCGGCCGGCATCCTCCAAATCGGCCCCGAGTCGCGCGCCAGGGTGCACGCCGCGCTCGAGTTGGC